CTAAAGAAATGCAGGAACAGGTCATTAACCATAGGAGAGATAAACTAAAAAATAAGAAATTTTACAATTGGTCGGGGGTGTCAGATTGTCCCTTTATCAATAAGCAAATGCTAAGAGATTATTCTGCCATATCTGATACTGGTTGGTATCATAAGATGTATCAGATGATGGTTTCGATATCATTCGCAGCCATTAGAAGAGAATATCCTATAACTGCGGAAGAGATAGAAATCTTAATGAGGGAACTCGATAGTAGAACAGGTAATTGGTATAAGAAAAGACCAATATTGAAGGAAGCAAATTCCGCATTGAATTATGCATACAAAACACATAAAATATAAGGACAGATAATGTATGAATATAAAGCAAAGTTAATTAGAGTAGTTGATGGGGATACCATTATTGCTGAACTTGACTTGGGATTTAATATCTTCATTAAAGAACGAATTAGATTCTCTGGTATAGATACTCCAGAATCCAGAACCAGAAACAAGTATGAAAAATCGTGGGGGATCGGTGCAAAAGAACGAGTTGCAGAACTTCTTTCAGGGAATAACACCAACTTCATACTAACTACAGAACTACAAAAGAAGGGAAAGTTTGGTAGAATACTGGGTAATATCGTATTAAGAAACGGACGTTCTGTGAATAGTGTCCTCCTGACTGAAAAGTTGGCAATACCTTATGAGGGTGGTAATAAAGAAGAAAGTCGGCTCAAGTATGGAGTCAACGAACTCTGGGAAACATCATACTTTGATGAGATCGCACATTCTCGAAGTGTAGGACATACTTATAATCCTGATCACAGAAACTAAGAAGTAATCCTTGACAATCACTTGAGATTACTGTATAATACATTATAATGAAAGTAGAGGAGTAAAGTATATGAGTTTAATGGAAAAATTGAAGAAGAATTCGAAGATCAAGGGGACTGACATCTTATCGGATTCGATGTTATTTAAGAATGTTGATATCACACCAACTGATGTTCCGATGATGAATGTTGCATTATCAGGTGATATTGATGGTGGATTGACCTCAGGGTTAACTGTACTGGCAGGGCCGTCTAAACATTTTAAGACATCATTTGCACTAAAGATTGCATCTGCATATCTTAAACAACATAAAGATGCTATTCTGTTGTTCTATGATTCAGAGTTCGGATCACCACAAGAATACTTTGAACAGTTTAGTATTGATCCGCGTAGAGTACTACATACACCAATTACTGATGTTGAGGAACTTAAGTTCGATATTGTAACTCAATTAGAAGAGATTGGTCGTAAGGAAAAGGTTATTATTGTTATTGACTCAATTGGTAACTTAGCATCTAAGAAAGAATTGGAAGATGCTAAATCTGGTAAGTCTGTTGCTGACATGTCACGAGCTAAAGCACTTAAAGGTTTATTCCGTATGGTCACACCTTACTTGACCATGAAAGATATTCCGCTTTTAGCAGTAAATCATACATATCAAACAATGGAGATGTTTTCTAAAGCAGTGGTGTCGGGTGGTACGGGTATAGTATATTCTGCTGACAATATTTGGATCGTAGGTCGTAGACAAAACAAAGCAAATTCTGGGGAGATAGAAGGTTATGATTTCATTATCAACATTGAAAAATCCCGATTTCTTAGAGAGAAGTCAAAGATTCCAATTAAAGTGGAGTTTAATGGTGGTATTTCAGAGTACTCTGGACTACTGGATATTGCTCTTGCTTCTGGTGATATTATAAAACCATCTAATGGTTGGTATCAACGGATGGATCAAAAGACCGGTGAACTCATCGGTTCCAAAATGAGAGAGAAAGATACAAGAGCTCCGGAACTCTGGGACGCAATCTTTAAAGAAACCGACTTTAAAGAGTTTGTGAAGAAAGCATATAAATTAGGGTATGCGGATAACATCGGTGAAGATATTAACTTGACAATAGATACGGAGTAGTGTATAATGAGTACTAAAGTAACGAATAATGATTATACTTTTGTAGATGGTGATAATCAAGATCAATGGGTTATTAGATTGAAAACTGGTGATTGGAAAGATACCTTTTTTCATTATGGTTCGGTTAGAATCAAAGAGGCTGAGGGGGATAACCCTCCGGAGATTAAGTTCAATTATAAGATAATCGAGTCTGACCAATCAATACCTGAACTACAGAAAAATGAATCGTTCTTAAACCATCTTGGTAGTATCTTGCAACATATATTAGAGGAAAACTTGAGTGACAATGCAAACTATAATAATAAAGAACTTAATACATAATGAGGAATACACTAGACAAGTTATTCCATTCTTAAAGAAGGAATACTTTTCGTCATCCCATCAAACCCTATTCAACCTAATAATAGGGTTTGTGGATAAGTACAACTCTTTACCTTCTAAAGAAGCATTTATCATTGAACTTGAGAATGATTCGGAGGGGATCGTAAACGTTGGTGAATTTTCTGGGATAGTAGATTCGGTATTTTCCCCTGCAGATTCTGATACTGATCAACAATGGTTACTTGACACCACGGAAAAATGGTGTCAAGATAGAGCAATTCATATTGCTATCATGGAGTCAATAAACATTATTGATGGGAAGTCGAAGGAAATGACTAAGAATGCTATTCCTGAGATATTGTCCGATGCATTGGGAATTTCCTTCGACCGTAATATTGGTCATGATTATGTAGATTCTGCTGAAAGTCGTTATGAGTTCTACAATAAAGTCGAGAAACGAGTCCCGTTTGATCTAGAATACTTTAACAAAATAACCAAGGGGGGTCTTCCAAATAAGACATTAAACATTGTAATGGCTGGCACGGGTGTTGGTAAATCATTATTCATGTGTCATGTCGCTGGTGGTGCATTAATGCAGAATAAAAATGTGCTATATATTACTATGGAAATGGCAGAAGAACGAATTGCTGAACGTATCGATGCAAATCTTCTTAACATTGCATTAGACGACATAGAATCTGTAGGGAAAAAAACCTTCATTAATAAGGTCACTAAGATATCAAGTAAGACAACAGGAAAGTTGATTGTTAAAGAGTATCCAACTGCATCTGCTCATGTCGGACACTTTAGAGCTCTACTTAATGAATTGAAGTTGAAGAAGAATTTTATGCCAGATATCATCTTTGTTGACTATCTCAATATCTGTGCGTCAAGTCGTATTAAAGGGTTAGGTGGTTCAGTTAACACCTATTCATATATCAAATCAATTGCCGAAGAACTTCGTGGTCTTGCTGTTGAGTATGATGTTCCTATCTTATCTGCGACTCAAACTACAAGATCTGGGTTTGGTAATTCTGATGTGGGTCTTGAAGATACCTCTGAATCATTCGGACTACCGGCTACTGCAGATATGATGTTTGCATTAATCGCAACAGAAGAACTTGACAATCTTAACCAAATTATGGTTAAACAATTGAAAAATAGATATGCAGATCTTGGGACTAATAAACGATTCGTTGTAGGGGTTGATAGGTCTAAGATGAGACTATACGATGTTGAAGCATCTGCACAAAACTTAATACAAGTGGATTCTGGGGGGACTAGTAATAATGCATCAAGTAATCCTAATATACCAAGTAAAAAGAAATTAGACTCTTCTGGGTTTAAATTCTAAGTAATATAAGAACTGATTTAACTAAATAACATATAATGATAAAGGAAATATGATGAAAGTAGAATATATTGATCACATGGGTGATGACATCTCGGTTGTTAACTCAGCAAGAGTATCATTTAATAAGACCTCCGAAGGTATAGGTATCGACCAATTTGTTGATAAAGAGGGAGAGTACTTGCAAGCATTCGTTCCTACATTAAAACAAACTGACAAGAAATTGATAAGTTTTCTTGCAAAACATAATCATTTCACCCCATTCACCCATGCTACTGTTACTATGAGAGAAACAGTGCCTATCTTTGTTGCTCGTCAAAGGTTCAAACATGTTATCGGATTTACCTATAATGAAGTATCAAGACGATATGTATCCAATGCACCTGACTTTCATATGCCAGAGAATTGGAGATATAGACCAGAGAATGTCAAACAAGGGTCATCCGATACCGAGTTTGTAATTAAGTTCAGACATCCATTTATGAATGGACTTAAGTCTGATGATATCAGTACAGAGTATGAGACTCATATAAAGAACTCTGAGAGATTATACTCGGAGATGTTAGAGTCAGGTGTATGTCCGGAACAAGCTAGAATGATTCTACCACAATCTATGATGACTGAATATTATGTAACAGGATCATTAATGGCATGGGCAAGAGCATATGAATTGAGAATTAAACCAACTGCACAGTTAGAGATTCGTGTGTTAGCAGAGAAGTGGGATAAGGTAATGCGAGCATTATATCCTGTATCATGGGAAGCATTAACCAATACGAACGATTCTTTATAATTTTAACTTAGACAACGTAGGAGAATATAAATTGAATATAGCATTAGAAGTGGCAACCGGCTTCATCTTTTTTTTATCAGTAGTATGTTACTTTTCGTGGAGGGGAGGTTTTGAGGAAGGGACTCAGGATGGTATTGGAACTGGTGTGTACGCCACATTAGCAAACCTTGAAGAATCAGGTGTAATTGAAGTCATAACATATGACGATGGAAGCTCTATCATTAGACCGATACCGAATATTGAAATGCATGTTGATGCTATGGGCAGATCTACACTAGTAAAGATCGTCCAAGTCAATCAAGATGATACAGAGGAAGAAATATGCGAGGAAAAGACGTAATAAACGATTGGACTTCAAAGGTATGGCATAGATCCCATAATTGGCACACTGGAACTGGTCGGTATATCAAACGGACATTGGCAAAAAAATCTAGGAGGGAGTCGAAGCACGAACTGTTCCAATATGCTAATATTCTTAGATAAGGGAAAGATATCTATATCGTATGACCCTATACTGATTAATCGATGGTTGGTTGGTATGGGGATATATCTTAATCATGAAATACTACTTGACATCTTAGGATTAGTTTGATATAATATACCTGAAATCAACGAAAAGGTACAATCATGAAAGACTTAAAAGTAAATGATAGAGTGAAAGCATTCGATTTTCAACCGATTGAAGGTCGTGATGATTCATATATCGATGGTGTGATCACTGAAGTTAAGGATTACACCTATATCATAAGAGTAATCAAAGATTCCGTATTCCCGAAAGGATCGCGTAAAATTGTCGAAACTCCAAAACAAGGTAATCAACTTTGGGAGTTCGATAACCGAGTATCCCCACTATAAACCTCAAAACCCCAATAGATTTGATATTTATTGGGGTTTTTTCATTTGTATAAATATAAGACATACTATACGACCCGACAAAATAATTACACATATGTTATCATTTAAAACCCATTTAGAAGAACAGAAGAACACTCACATGACACATATCGAAGATTTAGTTCTTGATGGTGGAGTCAATGGGACACGAGCTGCTATCAATGCACTTAGATCTTTGAGAGATATGCTCTCCGGTAATGGCAATTCCAACCACGCAGTTACCGTTAAATGGGATGGAGCTCCAGCAGTATTCGCAGGTATTGACCCCACGGATGGGGAATTTTTTGTTGCTAAGAAAGGGATCTTTAATAAGAATCCTAAAGTCTATAAATCCTTTGATGATATTGATGCTGATACCTCAGGGGATCTATCTGATAAGTTGAAAATAGCATATACTGAATTAAAGAAACTAGGTATCAAAGGGGTTATTCAAGGGGACATCATGTTCACTAAACCCGATCTAAAATCCGAAACTATTGATGGTCAGAAATACATTACTTTTCATCCTAATACTATCGTGTATGCGATACCTAAAGATCAAGCATCTGATGTACTAAATGCTAAGATAGGTGTTGTATGGCATACATCGTATACAGGTGATACCTTCGAATCAATGAAAGCATCATTCGGTGTTGATATCAAATCATTAAAGAAAGTAAAATCTGTATGGTCTAAGTCTGCCGATCTACCTAATATGTCAGGTGTGGTGCTTACTAAGAAAGAAACTGACGCAGTCAATGTATCACTTTCTCGAGCAGGTAAGATATTCAAAACAATATCTGCAAGTATATTAAAAGAAGTCTCAGATAATACCGCAATTAACTCTGCTATCAACACCTTTAATAACACTAAAGTTCGGAAGGCTGAAAGGATAGTGAACTCTAATACACATGTTGATGAACTGATCCATTGGATGGAAACTAGATATGCTAAAGAGATAGACAAACTAAAGTCAGTTAAAGGTAAATCTAATAAGAGTAAGAAAAGGGATGAAGTACTTAAATTCTTCTCCCCTTCCAATAAGAAAGGTCTGGTAATGATGTTTGATCTGCAGAATGAATTGGTATTGACTAAAGAGATATTAATCACTCAATTATCAAAGGTGACCGACATGAAAACCTTTGTTAAAACTGTTAATGGATTTAAAGTGACAGGTGCTGAAGGGTTTGTTGCAATCGACAACCTCTCCGGTGGTGCAGTCAAATTAGTAGATAGAATGGAATTCTCTACAAACAACTTCTCAAAAGATATAATAAAGGGTTGGCAGAAGTAATATAAATATGAATAAATATAAATAAGATTATTACCTAAATATAACATACACATAGGAATCAATTATGACCAGTAAGTACACATTCAGTGATATCAAGTCCATTATATCTGAAGCAAAGGCCTCAGAGTATGAGAAATTCATTAAAACCGCAATGAAAAAGTTTAAGATTAAAGACTTAGGTGCATTGGATGATAAAGAAACTGTAAAGTTCTTCAACTGGATTGACAAGAACTGGGATGCTAAGAATGAATCAGTAGAGGGAGTTGACGAAGCATTATCTATTGCAGGTAGACGCAAACTTTCGCAATCTATGAAGAAAAACGCAAAGAAAAACGCAAAGAAACGTAAACTTTCTATGTCTAAGAAAGCATCAGTAGACACTATTAAGTCTCGCGCAACTAAAGCTGCGATTAAGAAAGTCAAGTCTAAACTACTTAAAGGTCAAGATGAGAAGAGTTTATCCCCCTCAGCAAAAGATAAGTTAGCAGACAAGTTAAAACAGAAATCTGGTCTAATTAAGAAATTGACTAAGAAGTTAATCCCTGTAACTAAAGCTGCAGAGAAAGATCGATTGTCTAAGAAATCCGACAAGTAGTAATCTATGATCAAGTCATTTAGGGAGTATATCTGCGAGAATGGTAAAAGTGAAGATGCAGTGTTCACTTTTGGTCGATTCAATCCACCTACAACGGGACATGAAAAACTCTGTAATGCAGTATCTAAGGTGTCAAAATCTAAATACTTTATATATGCATCACAATCCTTTGATAATAAGAAGAATCCACTTGAGTATACTGCAAAGATTAAATGGTTGCGTAAGATGTTTCCTAAACATGCACGATCCATTATCTTAGATAAGAAGGTGAATAATATATTCGATATTGCAGTTTCTTTATATGATAAAGGGTACCGCAAAGTGACTATGGTTGTGGGTTCTGATAGGGTAAAGGAATTCGAGGCATTACTCAATAAGTATAACGGTAAAGACGCACGACATGGTTTCTACGAATTCTCAAATATCACAGTGGTATCTGCGGGTGAACGAGATCCTGATTCTGAAGGTGTTGAAGGAATGAGTGCTTCCAAAATGCGTCAAGCTGCTAAAGATGACGATTTCGACAATTTCCAGTTGGGTGTGCCGAAGGGATTTAAGTATACCCAAAAGTTATTTAATGCAGTTCGAGTTGGTATGGGTCTCACCGAATCTAAGAAGTTTAGACGAAATATCATATTCGATCCGATTTCTAAGAAACGTGATGATTATATTAACGGGTCGTTATACTCAGTGGGTGACACTGTACAAATTAAAGAAGGTATCGGCGACATAGTAGTATTGGGATCTAATTATGTTATAGTAAATTGTAACTCTAATAAGCATCGTAAATGGATCCACGATTTATCGTTGGTCACTCAATAATTAACATAAATGGACTTTATACTAAATGAATACCCGTGCTAATACCAATAATAGTAACATGAATGCTCACGAAACTCATTCGATTAGACGACTAGATCAAATCGAAGAAAAAATAGATAAACTAGCAGATCTTGTGATTTTAATAGCAAGAGCAGAAGAGCGAGTGATTAATCTTGAGGCTGATAGTCGAAATAGTGATGCACTCATTAAAGAAATAGAAGATAAAATAGTATGTCTAGAGATATGCGTGAACACAAATTCAATGACGGTAGATGCTACGCATAAACTTATGTGGATACTATTGACCGGACTTATTGGTTCATTTATAACATATATTACCACAGTAAACTCCCTTTAAATGCTACTTAATAGGGATAATGTGATCCTGTATGCAGCTAAGCATTATGATAATCACAATACTAATGACATTGCTGATTTTTATTCAGATCTTAAACGTACTAAGTACATTAAGACGTTATTTAGACGATATCAGTTAAATGACGATCTACAGGAACGATTGATCCTAAACCACATCATCATATTTTGCAATGTGTTTGGTGTGGAGGGTGGAACTAATATACTATTATTGAAGATTGATGAATGTTATTATCCCGTGTTAAAAACATTCCTTATGTTTCTTAATTATATACCAGAGACATTAAACATAGATGTACCATTGGATCCAGTGGTCGCTACCAAACTCAGAGAGATATAGACGATGTCAGCAACATTAGATTTATTATATACATATAGGTTCTTAAAGATCCTTACTACACCTTGGAACAAACAAGATGCATTTAAAGAAGGTATCATTGATGATAAGGGGACTTTATTGAAGAAACATAAAGATCTTGAGACTAACAAGGAGAAACAGGCATATAACTATTTTCATAGAATGGTATTCAATATGAAACGATTGATCAATTCGTTGCCGGGCGGTGAATCTCAAATCAAATCATATGGAGCAGCTCTACTACTTCTTAAAGAAGATGATGATTCGTTAACTCTCTTTGATGCTGGTCATCTACTTGTAGAGTCCTATTATGACACACTACCCGAAGAGGTTGCCAATTCGGTATCTTCTGGTAATGTAGATTTCACCCCACACGCATATAAAAGTTTTACCGTACCAACCGAGGTATTCCGTAGGTTCGATACTGGACGCAATAAGTTTGAAAGATGGGCTAAGTATCTCGACTTATCAAATGAGAATCAGCAGAATCTATACCAGTATGCACTAAAAAAACCTAAGAATACAATCATTCTACAAGATGAAACCACTGGTGCTATGCGATCTATCCGTAGACGATCGTCTAATGGATCATAATAAACAAATAAAACACTTGACATAAGTGATGAATTATAGTATAATATGTACATGAATAAAAGAAATGAAAGAGAAGTAATATCAGAGTATGACCCCGAATGGGGAAAATGGGTAAGTGAAGACGACATTGCCCATAGATCTCGTAACAAAAAGAACGATAGAAAACTCAAAAGATCCAAACCTAGACGATCCCGAGAGTACGACTAGCGTTATATATATACCTATATCATAATATATTATTAAGGAGCAATACCCGTGAATTTGACTGAGCAATCATTAAAGTTACTTAAAGACTACTACATGCGAGAGTATGAAACTGAACCAGAACAGGCATTTAGACGCACTGCGTATGCCTTCTGTAATGACGACCATGAATTGGCTGAACGAATATACGAATATATTCTGAAAAACTGGTTCATGTTCTCGTCACCCATCTTATCTAATGCCCCAGAGAGAAATGAGAAAGTAAAAGGTTTACCTATTTCTTGTTTCTTAGGTTATGTACCAGACTCTTTAGATGGACTTATCGACCATACATCTGAACTTAGATGGTTGTCCGTTAAAGGTGGTGGTGTTGGTGGTCATTGGTCTGATGTTAGATCTGTATCCGACATTGCGCCTGGCCCTATCCCGTTTTTACATACTGTTGACGCAGATATGACTGCATATAAACAAGGTATTACTCGTAAAGGTTCTTATGCCGCATATCTAGATATCTCTCATCC